TGCGCCCATTCCAAACTAACGACTTGGCTAAGACTGGTGACTCTGAGAAGACACAAATCTTGGCTGAATTGACTTTGGAAGTTAAGAACGAAGCTGCTCATGGCGGTATCTTTGACTTGTCAGCAAGCTAATTCTTGAAGTAGAATTGGGGTGGGGAAACTCACCCCTTTTTTCTATAAGGAGAGGAAATTGTCTAAATTAGGCAATCTCGGAGAAAACAAGACAGCTTATGCCGATGGCGATGGCGGTCTGATTATTGAAACAAAAGTAGACCTAAGCGAATTTGCTAAGGTAACTCAGGCTCAATATAACGAAAGAAGTGGTCGCACAGGTTGGGGAGATAACCCGATTGATGAGCGAAACAAAATTGCCACTATTCCACCTGAAATCATAGAAGACTTGAACCGCAAAGGGATTATGCGTGGCTACTTTATAGTAGATGAGCCAGCGATGAAGCGTTGGTTAAACGACCCGATTAATCAAGTATTCCGCACTAGAGGTGGGACAGTTTGAAAACAGTTGCTATTTGCATACCTGCTAGAGGGCAGATGGAAGTAGGAACTGCTTTTGACTTAGCAAGAATGGTCAATCATGTAGCCCGAAAAGGTGAAATACAGGTCAATCTGTATACATCTATGGGAACTCTGATATTTGACCAAAGAAACAATATGGTCGAATCAGCCCTAGAAGAAGGTGCTGATTATGTGCTTTTTATAGATGCAGATATGCGCTTTCCTAGAGATACGCTAGAAAGGCTTATATCGCACGATAAGGGCATTGTTGGTGTTAATGCTACTACTAGGTCTACTCCAGTAAAAGCGACTGCCAAACACCTTATAATCGATTCTGATGGCACTTGTAATTGGAAACAGATTAGCTCTAAGAATAAGACAGGTTTAGAAATGGCTGATGGTATCGGCTGTGGGGTTATGTTGATTAGCAGAGAAACCCTAGAAAAGATAGAGAAACCTTGGTTCTTTTTTGAGTTATTGCCTGAAAACAAGTTGCTCGGTGAGGACATTTATTTCTGCGTTAAGGCTAAAGACGCAGGGATTGACACATATATAGACCATGATTTATCACAAGAAATAGGTCATGTTGGCTCATATACTTATGGGTGGCATGATATTTCATAGAGGATTTTATGCCATTTACGACATATTCTGAGCTACAAACAACAGTAGCAAGCTACTTAGGAAGAAGCGACCTAACAAACGCTATTCCTGACTTTATTCGCTTGGCTGAGACACGACTACAAAGAGAGTTACGCACTCGCCAAATGCTCAAGTCTGCTACTGCTACTATGACTGGTGGTGATAATACAGTCGGGTTACCAACAGACTTCTTGGAAATGAGGGACATATATGTTCAAGGAAACCCAAGGATTTCGGTTACTTACTTATCGCCTTCTGCTTTCACTAGGGATGCTAGGACAGAGGATTCAGGTAGACCAGTTTATTACACCATCATCGGTTCAGAACTGGAGTTTGCTCCTATTCCTGATGGTAACTATACGCTAGAGATGCTGTATTTCTACAAGCCAACAGTTTTATCTAGCACGAATAGTTCTAATGTATTTTTGGCTAACTATCCTGATGCTTTGCTATATGGCACATTGGCACAAGCAGAGCCATATTTAATGAACGACCCAAGAATTGCAACTTGGGCTGGTTTGTACGATAGCTGTGTCGAGTTGATTAAGACTTCTGATGATAGCTCTGAATACAATGGTGTCCCACTAACAATGAAACTTACTTCTCGATAAGGAATTAACATGGCTGCGATGTCTAACTATTTAGAGAACGCTCTAATTAATGCGGTTCTCCGTAATACATCTTATACAAGCCCTACGACTGTATACGCTGCACTTTTTACTTCTGACCCTACAGATGCAGGTTCAGGAACTGAAGTAAGTGGTGGTTCATACGCTAGACAGGCTATTACATTCGGTGCGCCTAGCAATGGTGTATCTACAAACTCTGCTTCTGTTGAGTTTCCACAAGCTACAGGAAACTGGGGAACAATCACTCATTTTGCTATTTATGACGCAAGCACAAGCGGAAATATGCTGTTTCATGGCGCATTGACAACTTCTAAGGTCATTGAAACTGGCGATGTGTTCAAGTTTGCTACATCAAGCGTATCTGTAACTTTGGCATAAGGTGAAATATGTCTACTATCGTAACTAGAGCAGGTAAAGGCTCACCATTAACACATACAGAAGTAGACAATAACTTTACCAACTTAAATACAGATAAAGCAGAAGATAGTACAGTCGTTAAGCTCACAGGAGACCAAACGATTGAAGGAACTAAGACATTTAGCTCTACTATCTCAGGCTCAATCACAGGAAACGCTGGAACAGTAACAAACGGTGTCTACACTAACGGTAGCTATGCAAATCCATCTTGGATTACTAGCCTAGACGATGGGAAAGTTCTTCCATCTATGACTGGTAATTCAGGTAAATATTTAAGCACAGATGGCACAAATAGCTCATGGGTTGAATTAAATGCTGACCCTGCTGGAACTGCTGTAGCTCTTGCAATCGCTTTAGGATAAACCATGCCAAATACATTTAAAAACTATATTACAGCCAATGTAGGAACATCAGCTACAACTGTTTTAACAGGTGCTACAGGCGCTCAAACAACAGTTATCGGTATGACAGTAGCAAATACCACAACAAGTGCTGTAACAGCTTCTGTAACGCTTACAAGCGGTGCTACAACAGTATTCTTAGTTAGAAATGCTAGTGTTCCTGTAGGTGGCTCGTTAGTCCCTGTTGGCGGAGACCAAAAGGTAGTCGTAGAAGCAGGTGATGTTATTCAGGTTCAGTCAAGTGCAGCAACTTCATTAGATGTGATTGTTTCTGTCTTGGAGATTAGCTAATGGCTTACATTGGTATTAAACCTTCCAATAGTCCTTTAACATCGGAGTTAATTCCTGATGGATTAATTGCGACTAGCGATATTGCTAATGCTGCTGTTACTCCTGCAAAACTAAGCCAACCTTTGACATTAGGAACTGCGGTAGCTTCAACAAGTGGAACAAGCATTGACTTCACAGGCATCCCATCATGGGCTAAAAGAATTACTGTGATGTTTAATGGAGTATCAACTAATGGAACTTCAAGAAAATTAATTCAAATTGGTTCTGGTTCATTTAGCACAAGTGGCTATGTAAGCTCAAGCACTTTAATTCAAGGCGGTACTGCTGGTACGGCTAGTGCCACTAACGGATTTCTTATTCTTCAAGATTTAGCACAAGATTTTATATACGGAACAGTAGTTATATCAAATTTTAATGCTAATACATGGCTTGCAACACACACGATTTATTCAGATAGTACAGTTGATTATAATATTTTTGGAGCTGGTTTAATTTCACTTGGTGGTGCTTTAGACCGTATTCGCATTACTACCGCAAACGGCACAGACGCATTTGATTCTGGGTCAATCAACATTATGTATGAGGGTTAATTATGAGTTATATCGGTAATGAACCCATAGTCTCCACAAGCAGAACAGTATACGAAAACATTGCTGTAGCTAGTCAGACCACGTTTAACTGTGCTTATACAGTAGGATTTGTTGATGTATTTGTAAACGGTGTTAAGTTATTAGCATCAGACTTTACTGCAAGTAATGGCTCGACAGTAGTTCTAACTAATGCTTGTCAGGCAAACGATGAAGTTACGATTGTTGCTTACGGTACATTCTCATCAGCTAATGCAGTAGCTAAGACTGGTGACACAATGACTGCACCTTTGACAATTACTGGTAAACCATTCTTTGAGAACGGACAGACTGTAACAGCAGACTATTCAATCTCTGCTAACTGTAATGCTTTAAGTGCAGGTTCTGTAACAATTAATACTGGAGTAACTGTGACTATACCTGTTGGTTCTTCTTGGGTGATTGTATGAGCGATTTAAGAGTAAACACACTACGAACTGCTAACGGAGTAGAAGTCTACACAGCTAAGGCTTGGGTAAACTTCAACGGAACTGGCACAGTCGCTATTCGTGCAAGTGGGAATGTGACAAGTATTACTGATAATGGCACAGGAAACTACACAGTAAATTTCACTACTGCTATGACGGATGCTAATTATGCAGTAAGCGGTTTTGCTAGAAATGCAGCAGGAGCAAGTATTTGTACTGTTTCATCAACAAGTGCAGGCTCAATTCAAGTAGCAGGGTCTGTGAGAATTGAAACTGGCGTTGATACTACTGACTTGGATTGTGAAGTTGTTTCAATTGCCATATTCCGCTAATCAGGAGAAATAATGAGTACACTAAGACTTACTACAATCTCCAACCAAGGCGGTACAGCTTCAGTTCCATCAGATACTGTTATCAATGGCTCTGCAAAGGCTTGGGTTAATTTCAATGGTACAGGTACGGTAGCTATAAGACAGGCTTTCAATGTAAGTTCTATTACGGACAACGCTAACGGTGATTACACAGTCAATTTCACAACTGCCTTGCCTGACACTAATTATAATGCTGTGTTCGGTGTTGGAAGCCAAATAGCTGCTCAGGGTAGGATTATCATGGAACAACATGACAATGTTCTTAGAAGCACAACACAACTAAGAATTTATACATTAAATACTGGAACTACCCCAAGCGATTCAGGTGTTGTGTCTGTTTCTATCTTCCGCTAAAAGGTAATATATGTCTACACTAAGAGTAAACACAATACAAAACGCAGCAGGTAGCGGAGACCCTACATTAAACGGTACAGCGAAAGCATGGGTGAACTTTAATGGCACAGGAACTGTATCGATTAGAGCTAGTTTTAATGTGACAAGTATTACCGATAATGGCACAGGTGATTACACAGTCAACTTCACTAATGCTTTGGCTGATGCAAACTATTCTATTTGTGGAACAACTGGAGATACAGTCGCAAATAATGTATTTATAGCTGGGGCAAATGCTGCACCAACCACTTTAGCGTATAGATTTAATGCTAGAACAACTTCTAACACAAACGCAGATATGCCATATTTAAACGCTGCCTTCTTCCGCTAACCAAATTTATTAAGGAGTAAAACATGAATCAACGAATCATTTATCCAACAGACGATGGTGGTGTAGCTATCATTGTTCCTGCCGATTGTGGCTTAACTATTGAGCAAATCGCTCAGAAGGATGTGCCAGCAGGTAAGCCTTACAAGATTGTAGATGTCTCTGACATTCCTACAGACAGAACATTCCGTAACGCATGGGAGATGGAAGTATGATTAAGATTAACTTAGACAAAGCTAAAGAGATTAAGAAAGACATGGTTCGTGCAGAGCGTAGTCCTTTGTTAGCTCAGTTAGATGTAGAAATGATGCGTGCTATTGAGTCAGGCGATACAGCTAAACAAGCTGAGATTGCTGCTAAGAAACAAGCATTGCGTGACGCTACTAAACATCCTAGCATTGTAGAAGCACAGTCTGTAGAAGAACTTAAAGCTGCTAACCCTTTAGAGGTTTAATATGAGCAAATCAAGAGACCTATCGCAAGTACCTAATGCTTCGTTAGGCTTCAAGAACCGCATCATCAATGGCGATATGAGGGTCGCACAGCGAGGCACAAGTTTTTCTACGCCAGCGACTAATGCTTATAATCTTGACAGATGGTTTGTTGCTTGGAGCGGTGCTGCTCCTGCTACCGTGGCGCAAGTATCTGGACCAACAGGTTTTAGAAACGCATTACAAATTACTGGAGCTGCTAGTAATACGGCAACACAACTTCATCAGCGAATTGAATCATTTAATTGCTCTGACCTTTCGGGGTCAGCTGTAACCATC